CTAGAAATTCCTGATGACGAGTTCAGACACCTGCTTGCTTGTGTCCTTTGCCAAAGAGTAGGCTGTCTTTACTCTGCGAAGCCTGAAGGCCTTAAAAACCTCCCTGATCTCGGGCACATCATTAATGCTCAAGACGAATTTGCCCTGGATGGTGGCGAGAAGATCGGCGACCCGGACGAAATCCGGGCGCGCGAAATGCTCGCCATAATAGCGCTCATAACCGTGATACGGCGGATCGAGATAAAAAAGAGTGCTCGGTCTGTCGTATCGCCTTATAAACTCGTCCCAGGGCAAGTGCTCGATCAGCACATGCGTGAGGCGCATATGCACTTCCGAGAGTTCTTCCTCCATGCGCATAAGGTTGATTCGGGGATGCCTCAGCGGGCCGCCCCCAAAAACCCTCCCCACGACTTTGCCGCCAAATCCGCAGCGTTGAAGGTAATAAAATCTCGCTGCACGCTGAATGTCCGTGAGGCCTCCAGCCTCGGCCTGGCGTTTGTAATCTTCGAACCACTCACGCGACACCAATAGAAAGCGGAACTGTTTGCAGAACTCCTCAATGTGGTGCCGGATTACTCTCCAAAAAGCCACGAGATCAGAATGGATGTCGTTAATTGCCTCGTAACGCGACGGCTCTTTCGTGAAGAGGACCCAACAGCCCCCCGCGAAGACTTCGGCATACGTCTCATGATCCGGCATTTCTTCAATTATTGATTTAGCAAGCCTTGATTTGCCCCCAACATAACAAAGTGGAGATCTCATCAGGATCACCATCCTTTACAGGCGACGCCTCATCTGCTACCCTCCGCGCGTCCACGTGGGCAGGGGCAGCAGCTGCGGCTGTGATCCGCAGGTCCAACTGCGGTTCAGTGGGGAGGGTTGCGTCCTCCCCGCCTGCTCCTCATCTACCGCAAAAGCTGCAAATACTCCCTACGCCAACGGCAGCATTCGCATGGGGATAAGGCCCGTGCCGCTCGCCAGGGCCATCAGGGCATAGCCAACGATCTGTCCGCTTGCATGCTTGACGCAAGAGCCCGACGCGGACAGCTCCAGTGGATCGCCGAAGGATATGGCAGTGCTGCTTGCGTCGGCAAGAACATATGGGTTGCCAGATTTCTGGATCGAGCCTACGCCAGGCGCAGCGATAACATCCTCCGAAAAACCTGCCAAAATCCCGGAACCGGCCCAGAGCGCCACGCTTGTGTTGCGCAAAACCGAAGATGGATATTCCGGAGACGGCTGGCCCGGATCGGCCTGCAGTACAACGGCTTTCCCCTGGCTGATCGGTGCGCCGCCAGTGTTGTATGCGCGGAAGTTGAGGCCGGGCAACGTCATTCTTTGCGTAAAGAGTGTGCCCAGCGTGAACCCGCCGTCCGAGGGATAAAGCAGCGGGAATACGGGATCGCCGGGATACACGACTCTGCCGATCTTGTTGCCGACCCACTTCGGGCAGATCGAGGGATGATAGTAGCCCCTGTTGTAAAGGGGGTCGGACGGCTGTGCGTCATAATAGACGTGGCTGGGCAGCCAGTAGATGTGATCGAGGTCGCATCCCTCGACGTCGAGGCTGTTCAACACGTACTCCAGCATGTCATCGATACACATTTCCCACGCTTGGCATGTCGAAAAGCGGAGGGTCCAGGTTTGGTTTGGAAGCCGGGATGCGATAGCTCCATGCGCATAAATGCCCTTGCCCTGGCACACCACGTTTTCAAAGGCTACGGTCTGAGACGGATACATTCCGATGCCGATGTCCCAATTGTAGTCATACTGCCGCAAAACGAGGTTCCTCGCAGTAAACCTCATCGGCTCGATTGAAAGGTCGCAATGAATGCAATACCTGCCTTGCGCCTGCCAGAGTGTCATGCCCTCGATAAGGGAATTCGCAGGCTTGTGAATGACTGATCTGACGTATTGATTGGGCTGCGGGTCCTCCGGGCCGATCAAGGTGACGTGATCAGCCCCCGCGCCGTGGATGTTCACCCAATCCAGCAGCTCCAGGCCGAGGCCGTTTTGCCCGTTCTCTACATACGTCCCGGCTCTCACAAAGATCTCAGTCTGGTGTCCGGGACAGTTGTTTGTGATGGCCTGAAGCGCCGCCGTAATTGTCGCAAAGTCGCCACCGGAAGGAGCCACCGTAAGAGCGCTTCGCGTAATCGAAACGTTCCCGGCATTGTAGCGGTCCTCTGCGTCCCTTATCTGTTTGGACAGAGCGGCGACAGGACTGAACACCCTGCCGAAAATATTAGTGAAGCATATGATCCGGCTTTTATAGCCCTTTTGATCTCCAGGGTCGGCAGCTACGCTCCACGTCGGCGATGCCGGCGTGGTGATGTCGAGATAAAGACACTGCGTGTTATTAAGGCTAACATTGGAGAAGGGGGGCACTTCTGAATAGCTTCCCGCATCTCCGCCGATGATATATCCCCCGCTCCACGATATGGTAACTGTGTTGCCTGATACGCCGTTGATGCTGATGCCGGGACCGTTTTTGTCATCCGCCCAGATCAAAGGATTGATCTGGTTGCGCCAAACGAATGTGTATCGTCCCTGCGCCTCAAAAAGGGCGGCCTGGATGGAGGCAATGGGCGAAGAAAGGACCCCGAAGCCATTACTGATCATCAAGATTAGATTGCTTGAGACGCCTTTTTGCGGCGGCACGTCATTTGTTACCCAAACAGGAGACGCAGGCTGGCTCACATCCAAATATAGCGCCCCGAAATTAACCAGGCACACATCCGCTATGGCCGGCACGGCCACATATTGCTCATCCTTGTCATTGACCATATAGCACGCCGCCACATCAAACGTTACCGCGGGCAGGGAGCCGCCCCTGATTGTGACGTCCAGCCCTTGGAATGTTATGTTCACCTGGCGCCACCAGATTTGGTCAAGCAGCCCGGATAGGGCGGTGAGCCTGTCGTAGCTGGCCATGACCCACGAGCCAGCCATGCTCGGGCCGATCTTAATATAGAGACCGTTGAGGGACGATGTCGGGTCGTTCGTGACCTCGGCCAGGGTCCCGGCAATAGGGGTGAGGTCCGCGTATAGGGCCGCTTGCGTCGGATAGCCAAGGTGGCCGGACGCCGTCGCCGCCTGGATCGACGAGACCAATGCGTAGAGGGCGGCAATTGATGCATTTCCCGTTGCGATGTCGGCCAAAAGCCCGGCAACGTCGCTTGCGCGAGCAGCCGGAAAGCCGCCTTCTGTCTGTCCATCGTGTACCACTACGGCATTTTTGTCCGTGTCGACCGTCACTTCAGCAATTGCCCCGGTAAAAGCGGCATGTTCGGCCGTCGAACCTCTTCGTAGTTGCAGAACGGTGCCGTCCATACTATTGATCCTCCCCGCTTGGAGACGCAACTTTTGGGAGCGCCACTTCAGCCTGTTCAACTAAGGTCAAAAGGGCATGGGCGTCCTTGATGGCAACGCCCGGAAAATTCACGGCCTTTATCACTTCGATCAATTCTTACGCTGTTCTTCGGAATCCAAAACCATGTCAGCCCTCCCGTATCTCAACCTATTGAAATCACCTGGGTGACCTGAGCCCAGTAATCGCCACGAAACACCAGCTGAACGATCTGACCCGTCGCAAGGGTCACATTTGCGCTGTTGTAAAGCAGTGAGGTATGTCGATTGATTGTGACGTTGCCGGCGCCCATGTTCATGATTGTCAGCAGCTGCCCGGCACCTGCGTCCGTAATGGCCGTTATCGTATATGGCGAAGCATAGTTAATCAGAAATAGACCGGGGCAATGCGCACTGGAGGCAGCTATCGATGGAGTAGAATTGCCGGACGTATCATAGGTATAATTGCTTGGCAACGCCGCCTGCCGCGATGTGTCCGATGGGTGAACATGGTCGCCGTGCGCGAAATTCGCCGAACTGCCCGGAGAGGCTCTTCCGTCCATCGCAGGGTTCGATGCATACGCCGTAGGAATTGTCTGGTCTCCGGTGTTAGTCCCGGAAGTGTTGGCGATCACTGTTTTCTGGGCGTCAGTGCAGTATCTTTTGTCCGCAGAATCTGCAACGTCCGCTGTGCTGAGCGTAATATCCGCGCTCAGGGCTTTCCCGTTAACCTGCCTCGTGCCGGGGACTATGCCGCCGTGGGCGGTCGTCGTCAGCCCCGTATGCGTGTTGAGGTTGGTCTGCACCGCTGCAGCGGCTCCGGCTGCATCAGCGCCCACGTCGGAATACGAGAGGTTGCGGTCGACCGAGAGGTCGAGCAAATTCGTTATCTTGCGCGTGAGGGGCACCGCGCCCAGGCCCCCAAGCGTATAGATCGTGTCGAAATAGGATTTTAGCGTCGCCTTGAGATTGGCCCAGGAGAGCCTTTTAAGCGCGCCAGCGGACGCGCTGTCGGAGAGCGCTACGCTGTCTGCATCGACCGGCGTTGCCTTCTCCGGGGCGGCGGCAACAGCCGGTCCGATCCCTTCCGGGTCAAGATAATCCGTGCCCGGCACTGCAAAATCGAGCGTCTGTATGGTGCCTGTATTTACCTGCTTCAGGATGGTGCTCATGGAAAATCCTCGTGATCCGGGAGAAGGTCAAAACCGCCAAAATACCAGATGATCCGGATCGAAGCCGTAGCCCCTCGGGACGCTCCTGCCATCCGGACCCATCGTATAGGCGATAACGTCTGAGAGTTCCTCTTCGTGCGCGCCCATCAAGTTGAAGCTCGTAAATTTGAAATAAAGCGTTTTGCCTATCACGCTCTGCGGATAAGGGTGCCTGAAAATCATTTCGTCCAGCCGCGCGAAGAGCGAGTTCTTTGCGTGCGCTCCTATTGTCGACCCGTTGGCTCCGCGCCGAAGATAAGTGAGATCGTATTTGTACTGCGCGGTGAGATTCGCGGTTTCAAACGCGATATATTCCCCGTCCACAAAGCAGAGGGAGGCGAACAGGTTGCAATCCTCAAGCGAAAAAGACGTGAGCTGGCCTCGCGACTGGGTCAGGTCGACTGAAAGCGTGTCGGTTGTGTCCGGATCGGAGCCGGAGGCGAGAGCTGCGGAAAGGACCCCCGTTATGGCATTGCCATTAATCGTGCCCACGCGTTTATAGCGTTCTCCGTCCGTGGATGCCCACACGTTGCAGCCTCCCCAGCTCGGGCCTCCCGATACTGCGGCCCAAATCTGCGGGCTGTCCACGAGCTTGGCCGGCGGCTCGAAAATGATCGGGGCGTTTATGCTGCCGGGCAGATCATCCGCCGCGCTGCCGTAGCCCGAAGACGCCTGGAACGGGTAATTTTCCGCACTGCCCGTGCCTTGGACAAGCTCCTTGCATTTGATCGTGACGTCGAGCGTAGCATCATCTATATCGATTTCGGTGATCCTTGCCGGTTGGTGGTCGAGACCGAGCGTTGGCTCCGTAAGGGTCACAATGTCCATCGCATCCAAGATGTGGGCGCGGAAAAAAGTCTTGAATTCATACGCGTTTTGCGCCCTCAGGCGCTGCACCCGGAGCTGGACGGCCTGGCGGGCGATGCTCGTATCGCAGCAAAAATGGGCCTGCTGGCTGCCTTCGGGTCGCATGTTGTAGGTGTCGATACTTGCCGGGTCGTCGGCGGAAACGGGGACCGGATTGTATCTGTCATTGCGGTCCAGGCATTCATAGGTGCAGACGTTGTAGGCGTCGGCCGCGCGCGGGCGTGTCAATCGAAGGGGCGGTTCGCCGTCCGCGTTGAGAAAATCGTCCGGGCCAAAGTCCCAAACGGGCTCAGGCGGCGTATAGGTCGCCCCGTTGCCCGAAAGGGGCGCATCTCCGTAAGGGACGATTGTAAGAATCCCCTCGGAATCTACAAATTCAGAGTTGCAGAATTCCACCAGGGCCTGCAGCTGCGATTGCGCGTCGGTCGCCTGGTCGAACAGTGGCGAGAGAAGCAGCCCTGCGGCGCGGCAATAACTTGAGAAAAGAGAAAGATCCGAGAGCCACTCGCTCTGGTAGCCTGCGCCAAAATTTACGTTCGTTAGAAATTCGCGGATGACATCGGCCGGATCGGCGTCAACCTGGCCCGGCACGTTCTGCTGCATCCCGTCCATCTCGAAGTTATAGTTCGCCAGGCTCGCCGAACTATCCAGACCCACGTTTTCGCCGCAGGCAAGCGACAGGCCCTGGTATCCCAATGCCTGGTCGGGATGGGCCGAAGACATGTATCCCCACGGCGACTGGGGATAGGTGCCGAGAAAGACCGCCAGGCCGCTCTCTGCGAGCGTGAGAACGGCCCTTCCAACGAACACGCTCACAAAGCCGTTTATCGGCCCCTCGGTGCAGGCCAGGATGACCGATGCCGAATACGTGTAGGACGTTGCGCTGCCGCCTCCCCCTTTTCCTGCGCTTTGCGTTTGCGCCGTGGCCGTGAAATCGCCGTACCAGATCAGATTTGGCGCGACGCGGTTTCTGCCGAAAAGGATGGGTCGAACGATGCCGTAGGCCGAAGTCTGGATGCGAAGCGAGGTGAGCTGCTGCGGGGCGTTTTGATTGGTTGACGATCCGAAAAGAAAGCTCATTTAAGACCTTTTGTCTGCATCTGCGGATGCATTAGCCTTTGCCCATAGTGAGAAAAATTTGCGCTCGTATTTGCTGAAATAGGGCTGCGTGGCCTCGTCGGTCCTAACGAGGCCGGATTTGGCCGTCGCATGAATGATCTTCGGCCACGCGATTATTATCGCCGCGTGCGAATGACATCGGCCCATCTTATAGATGACCGCGTCGCCAGGACGGGCCTGATCGCCGTTAACTTCAGCGCCGAACCGCTCCAGATAGCCCAGGTAATCCTCCCGGTCGCGGTGCAGGTGGAACTGTTCGGAATAGGGCGCTATTTCGGTCTCCGGGATCAGGCCGCATGCGCGGTAGACCTCGTAGATCAGCATGCCGCAATCGACGCCCCCCTCGCGGCCTTTCACGCGGCCTTCGTGATGATAGGGCGTTCCTTCCCAGGTCAGGGCTTCGGCTACGATAGCCGCGCGTTGTTCGATCTCAGTCACCTGCTCCCTCGCGCTAAAGGCTCGTTTCGGGGATGGGCACGAATGGCTCTCCGCCGAAGTTGGCCTTATTTGAAAATTTGACATCGCACGTCGTTTCGAGCCTGTCGCAGCCGGGGTACATGACCACCGGATCGCCCGCATTGGGCAGCCCATAGAGCGGCACGAAAACGGTAGCGACATTGTTGGCCCACTTTTTTATGGTCCTAAGCTGGCTACCGACGGTGATCGTCCCGAGGTCGAACCAGCTGTCGGGCTGGCCCGTTCCGGGGACAGGAATACTCGAAAGCGTAGGACCGGCGCCGACTGTTGCGGCCGTTCGGAAAGCGCTGCGCGACACCCCACAGCCAGGGCCGAAGAGATTGTAGTGGCAGCCGGGGCCGAAGAGATTGCGAGGCATCTGGATATTAAGCAAAGCAGTGTAGTTGTTTACCCTGATCGTCGCCTTGGTGATGCCCGCAGGGTCCACATCCCCGACCTGGCCTCGAAACATCACGCAGGTGCCGGGAGACAGATCGCCGTAGCTGGGCATGCAGGCGACTTCGGCCCTTACGTCGGCGTTATCGAAATAGCCGCGCCGAAGGGCATGCAGGATCGGGATGCCGTCGACGAAGTCGGACTCGGGCGGGTAGATCTCAAGCTGCATCACGTCCACCTGGAGACCGATTTGAAAGGTCAGCTTGGGCAGCTTGAAAAGGGTAAGGCGCGACAGGCCCGCGCCTTCGAGACCCCCGCACCGGTAGATATTGCCGTTGTAGATAAGATCAATGTCGGCGGTCGTATAGAGCAAGGTTGTGCCGTCAGCCAGGGTGAAGGTAAAAAGCCACGCGACATAGTAGAAATTCGAGGCTATGACGGCTTTATAGAGATCCGATACGTTCTTCAAATCAAAAACCTTTCGGGAATTTATGCCGAAGCCTATTTCAAACTTATCAGCTCGACCTTTTTTGCTACCCACCAGTCCCGGACAAGTTTGTCGAAGTCGTATTCGTCGGCCGCGAACGTCACGCGCCAGAGGTACGAAAAATCGGCCTCGATGAGCGCTCCAAAAGCCGGAGGCGAGTCGAAGCGAAGGACCCCGGCGCCGTCAACCGTCCAACCGGAAGTCTGCGGCTCGCCGTCGAGGTAGATGACCGGCGTGCCGTCTACGGCCTTTACCGGCTCGGTCGACGGCATATAGCTGATCGTTAGCGTGCGCTGCACCTGAAAGGCAGTCTGCGCCCCGGTGCCGTGGCCTATGAGTTGCCCGGCGACCTGGCGGTCCTCTTCGTCGCGGTAAAAAAACGGGATCAGCATGCCCCGGTGCGCATTGAAAAATCCGACCAGGGTCTGAAAACTCCCCTCGACGTCGTCGCTCTTTAATTGGTCCCACTGGCGCACCCACTTCCAGCGAGGATACGACCAGAGGCCGTAGCCGACTCTTTTACCGGAAGCCGATACCTGTTCGAGCGTCGACCAGACAGGGGTCCTGGTAGTGACAAAAGTCATGCCCGGCAGATCGGGGAAAATATCTGCGATTGTGCCGTAGTCGGCGCCCGAGGCGGCAGGCGTGGCGATCTGCCCGTAGTCGACCGGGGAAGCCGCCGAGGGCTGGATTATTTTTCCGTAGTCGGGCATCAGGGCCTCGTTGTTGTCGAAAGATGGAAGTCTCGGTGCGCGCGCTTCAGCACGCGATTTACGTCGCTATTCGCCCGGCCAAACGCCTGGGCGAAGCTTCGCGCATCCACGGCGGAAATGTGTATGTGCTGATCGCCGCCGGGCGCGCCGGGAGCCATGCCCGCGCCCCGCATGCCTTCGGCGTAAGTCTTCGGGACTACCATTTCCCCGGCATGCAGCCGCGCCGCCATGTCGCGCGGGATCTCCCACGCGCCAACGTCCAGGCTCGCCCCTGGAATCATTGCTGCTACAGCCTCGAAGGCTGTTCCGGCAGCTTCAGGGGCCAACGCGGGGCCAATATAGGGAATACAGGCAGTTGCGGCATAAGCGCCGGCGGCTGCGACGAATGCATCAGCGGTCACCGACGCAACATTTATTGCAGACTGAGCCATTGCTCCTGACGCTAAAGCAGCAGTCTCCGCGATTTTTCTTTCGGTTGCGCCTGCCGTGGTCGCAGTCGTTTTGGAGGTTTCGAAGCCGAGCCATGAGGCGAGCTGAGAAGCGATTTTGGCCAGGATCGAAGCGAAGAATCCGCTGCTTTCAGCGGCCGCGCGGCTCGCGGCCCCTGCGCCAGTCGCGGCAGTCTTTGTCGCTTCGCCCATGATCCATGCAGACACGAGCTTTTTCAAAAGCGTGTCGATGATGTACCCAAAAGTGCGCTCGCTGAGGCTCTGCACGGTCTGAAGCATGCTTTGATGGTGGAAGAGCATGCTGGTTACGGCATTTCCAACCTGTGCGGCGTAGCCGTCCCACTTGGTCTTCAGTTGCAGCAGGAAACTGTCCTCATCTTTCTGCATTTTCAATAAATACTGGTTGTGGGCTTTTTCAATCTCTGTCCACACCTTCACCTGCTGCTGGATGGTCTGGTCGCCACGCTGCTGGAGCCGGGCAAGCTCTTTGTAATAGGCATCCATCTCCAGGGCGTATTCCTTGTCACATTCTTGCTTAAGCAGCGAATAGCGTTGCGCCGCGCTGATCTGCCCCAATTCATAGAGCGTGTTGATTTTGCCCTCTTCAAGCTTAATGGCAGTATCGGCGTCACTTTTGACCCTTGCTGCAGTGCCTTTGGAGATGGCCTCTTCATTCTTGGCGCGCTTCTCCAGTTCGGCCTGTGACTGCGCCGAGAGTTGGCGGTAGAGGTCGGCCATCTTGTTCCAGACAGCCTGCCATTCTTCTGAGCCACGCTTGCAAGAGGCGAGCTTCTCATTCCAGAACTGGTAGTCGTTTTCTGCCGACCAGGCGTTTAGATCGGTCTGCGAATTTTTGATCTTTTCGAGTTCGGCTTGCCATTGGGCCATCAGCGTGGACGCCCCGCTGCCTTTGCCGCCCTGGTCAGTTAGCCAATCAGGAGCGGAAAGGCCTTGTGGACCTCCTTGGGCGCCTCCTGAATCTTGCGATGCGCCTGGGGGTGATACAGCCTTTGGTTTGATGCCGGCTATGGTGGCCTTCAGATCTTCTTCAATTTTCTGGACTGCTGACTCGTAGGCTGCCTCGATTCTTTCTTTCGGAGATTTACCAATATCGCCAGGCTGGCCGTGGAGATAGTCATCGCTGATATACCCTTTCTTATAAGGGTAGCTGTCTGAGCCCGTCCTCGTGATCTCTCGGTTCTTAGACATAATGTCCGGGATCTTCGAAAGCATGTCCAAGGCAGCAAGAGATTTTTTCACTTCAGCCGTCACGGTTGCAAAGGTGCCCGCAAGTTCCCCGGCCCAGCTCACAAAGCTTTTAACAGCCGAAGGGCCTTCCGTATTCAGCCACCTTGCAAGACTTTGAAGCAAGGGCATGACAGCCATGCCGAGTTTCATCTCTATGGCTTGCCATGAGAGGTTAAACTGGTTTAGCTGAACGCGATACTGATTCATGGCCTGGACATTGTCCTTGCCCACCACGATACCAAGATCTTGCAGCGTCTTCCGGGCGATCTCCATGAGATCATTATTCATCCGCAGGAGGGGGCCGACATCCCCGACTCTGCCGCCGAACAATGCCATTGCGACCTGGGCCTTGTCGCCGCCGTCCTTATACTTAGCGAGGATCTCGGCGGCCTGCGTCATAACGTCCATCAAGTCCCTTGTATTGCCGGAGACCGGATCTTTTAAGACGAGACCGAGCCGCTGCAAAGTGTCGGAATGCGTCTTTACCTGGCGTTCTAGCCGCTGAACCAGTCCAAGGTACTGGTCTGATCCCATACCCACGAGCTTTAGCCCCACTGCCAGCTCTGACGCTTTCTCAGTAGTTACTCCCAACGTCCTGGATAGGCGCGAGACTTCCGTATCCCAATTGATTACGGCATCGACTGAGGACTTAAAGAGCGCTCCTCCTGCGAGGAGGCCCGCTACAGCACCGAAAACATTTCTGAAAGTGTTTAAGGTGCCGGAAATGCTGCCAAAGCTCGATTGGACTGTTGATTGAAGACTGGCAAAAGAATCAGATATGGTTTTGTTAGCGGAGACCACAGCGTCGGTCGTCTGTTTGGACTGTTCAGTCATCGCCTGGAGGGCAGCCGTCATCCGGTCAAGGGCGTCCTTAACAGCACCCTGGCTGTCAGCCATGCCGGATTTAAGGTCCGCTATGTCGGCGCCAAATTTTACCTGCGTTTGATCGTCGGGCATCGTTTTTACCTGATTTTAGCTAGCGCCATGAGAAATGATGTGATCTGCTCATGCACGGGCGGCCAGTCGCGCCAATACTTAAAAAGGCCGTCGACCTCGGGGAGCGTAAGGTCGCCTATCTTGACCAGGTCCCAGCCGGTCGCCGTGGCGATCCGGCTGTAGACTTGGTCGAAGTCTATTTCTTTTTGCCCCCCTGCTTCGCTTCCCCCCGCTGCCTCATCCCGCTTTTCTCATAGAGCGACGGCATCACGGCTGCCAGCGCAAGGACCTCATGCGCGTCGATTTCTTCGCGCATCTCCTCAATTGTATAGTCCGGGTAGTTTCGGATTAGGGCCGCATGAACCGTTTCGATGTTCGCATCCATCTTTTCGGCCTCGGACATCTCTGCATAACGCCTCTGCAGGTCCAGGGTCATCTTCAGACCCTCCAGGCCGAGCGGAGGCAGCACGAATTTCTTGCCGCCGATTTCTATGGGCATTCCCGGCTTCATTGGATTCTCCTCACGTTGGTTGCCTGCAGTCCTTTGCGGCCCATTTCAGTGTCGAATTCCACCTCGTCGCCCTCGTTCAGCGACTTGAAGCCGGACCCCTGGATCGCGCTGTAATGGACAAAGACGTCCGATCCGACGTCCATCGTTATGAAGCCGTAGCCTTTTGGATCGTTAAACCATTTCACTTTTCCTCTTTGCGACATTGCAAAATTTCCTTTCAGTCAGATATGGTCACGCAGAGCAAAATTCCCACTTTGACCGCATTTTCGAGCTCGAAAATCATGCCTCCTGGAGGCAGTTTTCGGGTTCTTTCCCCACTTGCGGCGAGCTTATTCCGCAAAAGACCAGGTGCCGACTTTTCCCGTGCCGTCCTCAAGTATCGTGATATCAAACTCGGGGATGGTGTAGTCGCCCATCTTCTTGGGAAAGCTCAGCTTGCTGGACGTACACTTCTTTAGCCAGAGAGACTCGACCTGATCGTTGTGCTCATCTTGCAGGAAGAGCTGGAAGAAGGGCGTCGTGCCCATCAGCTGGTTTTCGATGTCGATGGAGACTCCGCCGGCGTCCGTGTAGAGATATGTAGCCAGCAGGGCTTTGTCGGCGTCGGCTGCGGCGAAGGTGTATGTCCCGGTCAAAGGATCGAGCATGTACTTGCCGGTCGCAACGTCGGATGCTACCAGGTCGTATGGAACTCCATCCTCGTCAGTCACGCCCAGGTCGAGGAGAAATCCGGTAGAGTTTGCAACCCGGACAGTGAAGGTCGTCGCGTGCGGCACCTTGATGGCCTCGTTGTCGGCCAGAAGGGTCATGCCCGTGGCGGCGCTCAGGCCAAAAAATACGTTGGCGAGAAGCGCTCCGTTAATGTCCAGCGCTTTCGCCTTGCCGGTGAGCTTTCCGTCAGCTCGGGCGATGTCGAAGGGGATCTGTTTTCGCCCTCGGGCTTCTTTCTCCGTGAAGGAAAAGTCGAACTGAACGTCTTGAAGCTGTCCGACCCTGCGCGGCGAAGTCCCCGCCAGCGCGGGGATCGCTATCATTACTCCGGTTCCAAAAACAAGCATGGCTACCTCCTGATGGCTGAGTCAAAATCAAAAAGGCGTTAAGCCCCTATCGCCTGAGCGAGCATTTGTTTAAGCGCCGGAAGCTTCGCCTGAAGATGGTTCCAGGCGGGGGTATTTCTGGCGACCGGGCTGTTTTGAATTTCTTTGGATATCCATGCATCTACAGCGGCAGCGGTTTTTGCGCCGGCTGCTGCGAGCTGCTTTTCAAGGTCGGCTACTTTGGCTTCGGACTCTGCCTTCTCGGTCACAATCTGTTCCGCATGGCCGAGGGCCGTCTCCAGGGCGGAAAGTTCTGCCTGGTCCGCTGGCGCGGTGGAGGGCGTGGCTTGGCTCTCAGGTTCCACTTTTTCTTCCTTTCGATATCAGGAGCATTTCAATGGGCACGATGGCTACAGACTGAGGCCCCAACACGCCGGCATCGCGCATTACCTTGCCCGCGATCCAGCAGTGCTTGACCAGGCCGCCCAGGGTTTGCAGTTCCTGGCCCGGCGGCGGCGATATGGCCGCCTCGATTGCGTCGATAATGTCGCTTATGACGTCCGAGGGAAGGTCCTCGACGTTATCGATTGCGACGGCGTCCGGATCGCCGCCGGCATTCGTGTAGATATGCAGGTCGGCTGCAAGCGTCCACTTGGCCGGGGCGCGTTCTCTTTGCTCCGGAGACTCGTCGTTTTCGACCATGAAAAATGCGGGCTGCATCTCCGGGGGCACATCCGTCCAGTGCTTGAGCCGCCTGGACTTCACCTTGAATTCCGCAACCGGTGAAAGCAGATCGAACAGGGCCTTGTAGATGGCTCTCCGGCTCATGAATTTATGGCCTCCTGCGCGGCCTTGGACAGGGTCTCCTTTATCCGGGACTCCATCTCTGCCAGGGCCGACCTCAAAAACGAATGGGCCGGATAGTCCACTTTCCGGCTGTGCGCGCTTACCTCGATCTGCCCGGGCGCCTTCAGCTCTTTTCCCCACGCCTTTTTGATCGTGCGCAGATGAGCCTTGACGCTTTCCGTTCCCTTAAAGCCGTACTCATGATAAGCGGCGTAAGCTACATTCGTGCCCACGATGCCGGATATCGAGTCCGGCTGCTCGTCTACCTTCTCTGTTATCGAGCGGCGAAGGGTCCCGGTTCTGACTTTGAGGACGTCGTCGGAAAGCTTGTATTGGACTTTCGCCTGGAGCTGTATGCAAAGACGCGTAACCGCTGTCGCCATGCTCTGGCCGATCCTTCCAGGCATAGCCTCAAGCCTTGCCACCAGCTCCCTGTCGCCTATGAGCCAGCCTTTAATCACAGGGGCACCTCATTTTTGTAGTGCAGCAAAATGCTTTGCGCCCTGGGCGAAAAATCCTCGATCCGGAAGCTCACATTCTGGCCGTCGATTATCTTTGACTGCTCGCCGATCCGGCCGCGCTCCTTATAGGCAATCGAGACCGCCTCGATGCAGGCTTCCTCCACGTCGGCCGGGATCTCGGTGAAGCCGGCGGAATAGGTAAAGAGCACGTTTTGCACGCCACGCGTAAAAAGATGCCCGCGAAGGCAGACCGCGAGATCGTCGTTTACCCAGCCGAAGCTGCGGAAGTCGGGAGCATGAGGAATGGATATGCCGTCCACCTGGACCGACTCAACGAGTACAATGGGGCGGTTGGCCAGCATCATGGTGTGCGTGCCCGTTCCGTTTCGCCCCTCGACATAGCCGGCGAGCTGAAAGACGCGGCGGCAATAGCTTTTGCTTATCCAGGACGAGCAGGCAGTAATGAGCCTGGCGAGATTCGTGTCATCATCTGTGACTGTAATTTTGAGCCAGGATTTCACGTTCGCCAGGCTCGTCAGATCGATTGGATTAGGGACAGGATCGGGCATTTCTCAAACCTCGGTCTTACTTTTTGCCGCCGTTGGCCGGCTTGGCAGTCTCTTCATCCGGGCTTATCGTCTCCATCCCGTGACCTTCGATCAGACACTTAACGGTCGGTCCCGGCAGGTTATCGGGCAGATCGACCAGGCCGTCTTTCACTTCGTATTCGACTCCCTCGACTGAAAGAGAGGTCGTGTCTTTCGATATGCGCATTTTCATTTTGATGTCCTCCGGAAAGGTTTTAGGCCGTGGAGGGCGCGGAAAAATCAATTCTCAAAGAATCAAGATTTTGGCTCCGCGCACCCCCGCATGCAGCCTGTCAGGTCAATTCTACGCCGGCGCGATGTTCGTTATCACGCCGCCTGCGGGCGGAAAATAGTCGAGAAGGACGCCGTCGCAGTAGATGCCATATTCGTAGGCGTTGGTGCGGCGCGGCCATTCGAGCTGGTAGTAGTCTGAGCGGTACTCGAAGACGTGCAACTCGCCCACGTTGCTGAGCTTGTAAGGCACGTGGTCCGAATGGAACCTGAGCGTGCCGGGGACCGCGTTCGGATGCACGCGTACCTGCACCTTCGTGTTCGTAACCGGATTGAGGATGGTCCCCACCACGACCCCGGCATCGATTGTATGATCGGGAGCGTTGGCGTCGAGGTTGAACCTGATGAGGGGAGCCCCTCCGTTTGCGATCACGATCTTGTTGATCGAAACGAGTTCCTGGCGCGAAACCTCGATGTATTCGGGCGAAAGCTTGAAGTTGTCCCAGAAGTAGGCAAAAGCAGTGTCGAATTCGGCGACGCCGCCCTGGCCGTTGGAGGTCAAAGGCGTGCCCGTCCCGGCCGTGCCGGTGGCGAGGGCCGCATAATAGGCCCCGGAATTGGGCAGAAGCGACTGGGTAAGCAGCCCGTCATAGATAAGGCCGTTTGTCGAATAGTCGTTGGCTGCGACGACGGCGGGGCTCTGCATCCCTGTAGCGTTATTCTCGATGAGGATGGAGTTGATCGTTGTGATTGCGCCGAGCACTTCGGCTCCGGGCAGACCCCAGAACCAGGCGTAGGCGACTGCGCCCTTGGTCGGGGCGACTGTGCATGCAAGGCTACCGGAAGTGCCGGTGGTGATCGTGCCCGTTGCCGCCGGACTTGCTTGGGCGTTTCCGCCGCCGTAGACATCGACTTCGCCTATGGAACTGAGGCGCGTGATCTGGCCTGGAATGCCTGCGGCCACGCTGCTGTTGTAGTAGCCGTCTGGAGTGAGGGCCACGCAGATCACCGAATAGGTGACCGAGGCCGTCCCCACAAGAGAACCTCCCGCATTGCTCGCCTGGACGTTTGGAGTGTTGGTTATGCCCAGATTGAGACTCGTGTTGCCGCCGTACATGACCTTTTCTTCGCCGATCATGAGCGAGCGCAAAAGCCCTTCGACGGCGCGCGCCTTCGGATCGTCAAAGCCTCTGGCTGCCCAGTCGGCCTGGAGCGTCACGAGGTCCTCGAAGCCAAGCGTCCTAAAGGTCGCGAGACGGTCGACCAGGGCCGTGGCGATGATGCCGCCGCGCTTTCCTTCTCCGACGCCGGGGCTGAGGTTGGCGATGTTTATGCCGGTGATGGCCTTCCAGTGGGTTGCCGTGCCGCCATTTGCCTGCTGGCGGGCCGTGGCGTTGCGAATAGGCGTGAGCACGGGGTAGATGAGCCTGGCCGGCGCCTGGAGGTCGTACTGGACGAGCCCGGTCGCCTGGGCAAAGATTTTGGCCAGCTTGTTGGGATCTGCCACCATCGGGTTTTGCAAGGCGGCCTGGATAAGTTGCAGGGTTTCCGCTGTCATGATCTTCTCCTTTTAAGCAATTGGGGTTTGGACTGAAGGCTACAGCCTGAACGCCTTCGGCCTATCTTCTGGCAACCGTGCCGCCTGATGCATGTATTGCTTTTATGAGCGCGACAGGATCGCTTTGATCGGCCTCGGAGAGCTTGCTCATGCTGTCCTCCGCGTCCTTATCGACGCCCAATATTTTAGACAGATCCAGGAGCGCGCCCTTGGCATCTTCGGGCTGCTTTTCCAGCTCCGCGATTTTCGCCAGGAGGCCGTCGCGTTCCGTGGCCGTTTTGGCCAGCTCATCTTCCAGCCCTGCGATCTTGGCCAGCGATTCGGCATCTTCAGGACCCGCTATTTTAGTCATCCCCGAGCAGTCGGCCCCGAGCGATGCGGCGTGATCGTGGATCGCCTGGACATGCTTCAGATTGGCTCCGCTGATGGCTTTGCCTGTTTTCTGGAGATCAGTCGGTCCGGCAGTGAGGCCCATGTCGTCTTCCGGATCGTTCTCCTGGATCTCGGATGCGATGAAGCTCTTGATGCGCTGGATCGCGGCCACGAGGTCATCTACCTGGCCGGCGGCTTCATCGTGGGTTTCGCCCTTTTCCTTGTCGAGAAGGTAGATGAGCGACTGGCACGCCTCGATGGCCGTCTTGGCGTCCCACGCCTCTTCGCCTACGTATTTCTTGAGGTCCTCAGCGGCCGCTATTTTGTCCATTTTCTTCTCCTTGGTCCCCCATTCTTCAGGGATAAGTTTTGATAGCCCGAGGGCCTTCGCGCGTTTCTTTATGTGGGCCTTGGCCGCGTCTTTGTCCTTGCTGCGCCCATACGCCTTGATCGCATTTTTGAGGTCCTCTTCGCTTTCGATTGGGAAAGAGCCGTCGGGCATGGCCGCGCCCGATTTGGCCGCAGCCTTGCGCTCTTTTGCCGAAAAATCTCGCTTTGCGAGGGCGTCCGGATCTTCAGGGTTGGCAAAGGGCATTTCGACTTGCGATCCGTCGACTTTGAGCATGGTAAAGGTCGCCGTTGGTATGCTTGGGAGGTCGCCCAGGCTGAGTTCGTTGGGGATCGCTTCGTAGCATTTGCCCAGTTCCGGGTCCAACCAACGCTCGCCGTATCTGCCGCCGAAGGAAAAACCGGTATAGACGCCCTTGCAAACTTTTTCCCATTCTTTGTCGTCAACGACTTCGCATACGACGTCTATCTTTCGCGCCTCATCATCGAAGAGTATTTCCTTGACGATGCCGGCCGAGACAGGCAGATGCATGGCCCGCAGATTGCCGAAAGACTTACCCTCAGTTACCTTTGCGAACCCGTCAGACCAGGCCGTGATGTGAGGTTTTGACCTTTCATAATGGAAAGTCTCTCCGGACCTGTCTCGGATCTGTTCGGCTGCCGTCCCGTAGATCAGCCGCTTTTCCTCATCCACCTTCCTGAGGGGTATAAAAAGATTGAGATTGTCAGCCATTTTTCCCTCCGATTCATAATTCCTGATTCATAATTTTTGATTGCTATTTAAATGGCTCCTCACCGCTCTCCACATCGCTTTCGCTCACAACCACAGGCGCTATCGCGCAACGGCAGTTGGGATGCGCGGGCGGCCACTCATCGCCAGTCGGGAAGGTATCGTCAAGACCTATCGCGCCGGCGTCAGCATTCTGCGAGCACTCCTCACAGCCGTCCGAATCGAGCCATTCCTTCAAGACTACGATCCCTGCATCAGCAGCCGCTTTGTAGCCTTCGAGGGCACCTTCGCTATGCGCCTTGGCAAGCTCTGTCCGGGCGATCATCTCCGCGCGATCCGCGCTAAACGCCGCCGAGTCCTCGATGGCTTTCGCCAACTCCCGAGTAGACGGCCCTTCTTCGAGTGATTTGGCTACAGCCTCGCGAAGCATGTCGCGGGTCGAATCGGTTATGGCCCACTTGGGGTTGGGGTTTTCGACCAGTTCTCCCGTAGCCTTATCGAATTTCATGCCGACCATCTCGGCTGCCCGCTCCTTCGCGTAGGCCACGGCCTCTTCCATCACCAGGTCGGTTATCCCCTCGTCGGTTATCCCGAGCTGCTTGATGGCCTGCATGTAGGCGTCCAGATAGACGCTCTCCAGTTGGCCGGTCACTGGCTCCCAGATTACAGATCCCCATCCTCCGAAATCGATTTCGTCTATGGCGTCATCGAGGGGCGTCTTTTGCTTCGCTGCCTTCTCAAGCCTGCCATAGGCCGAGGCCAGGTCGTTTGCGATCTTTTTGCCTTGCTCGGCCAACAAACCGCTCATGATTTTCTTGAGCTTGCGGATGGCGCGCTTGGTTTTGGGCCGCTCGAATGGAATGGCGTCAAGGCGTGTCAGCTTGGGCTTTGCAACCTTTTCCAGCTTTCCATTCGCATTCTTCGCGGGCTTCGCCGACGAATTTGCCTTTGCATCCAGGTCCACATTTTCCTGCACCTGCTCCGTAATGTGCGCCGGCTCAGGCTTTTCTTCCGGCTCGATCCAGTCCATGCCGCGCGCTTCCGCGATCTGCTTTGCCTGCTGGACGCCGATATTTACATAGATCTCGTCAACCTGCGCCTGGACCAGAATGTCCACAACCTTCTGCTCTTCCCAGGTGAATTCGCAGTCACCCGCATCCAGGAAGAGTTCCAGGATGTCGTCCATAAGCTCCTTGATCCAGCTCATATCGGTTAGCTGCCCTTCCTCAAGGGCTGCTTCCTGCTGCTGTTCGCTTGTCGCCCGGTTCATCTGCCGAATGAAGGCAGTCGGGGGCAGCGAGAGGCAGTAGCAGATAACCCTGGCCAGCCACTCATCCGTTTCGTTCTTTATCAGCTCGGACTTTGTGGCTGTGTAGACCATGCCGTGCGGCGTCCACTTGATCTTGCGCTTTAGCGCCTGGAAGCCTTCACAAAGAGAGTCCCACCACGTCTGCCATTGTTTGACCTGCTCTATCGACCAGCCCTCCGGCACAGTGGCGAGGGCCTCGGGGACGTTGCCTTCCGTAAAATATTCGAGTTGGGAGACCTGGCGGCGCAGCGCGACGTTTACCGTCATGCGGACCTGATCGACATGGGAAAAACCGTAAAGTTTGTTAGTGCGCACATTGTGCGGCCTGTAGATCAGCTGATCCCTGTTATATTCAGCCGCTATCACGCCGTGCAGAAGCTGCTGATAGGCCTTGAGAGGGGGCGCAGGGGTGCGGCCGCCCAGATCGATATTGCGCTTGATCGTCGATCCGTCGATCAGCTCAAGCGAGAAAAGACCGCCGCCTTTGGTCCTCCTGGGCCAGATCGTAACTGCGTCGATAACGAAATAATCTTCCAAAAGCTTTCGCAGCCAACTGCGCCATCGAAGCTCCTTGTCTGGACGTCTAAAAAAGCCATTGAGCGCCTTGAGCTTGGCTTCCGGGACTTTTTCCCCATCCTTGGCTTTTATCTCCCAATTGAGTTTGGTGAGCTGATCCTTTCTGGTCTCAATCGCCAGGCGCAAAATATCGCAATTGTCGGCCAGCGCGCGGTTCTGGGCATATCGGCCCATGATTTCCGGCACTACGATGCTCTTATTTATGGCTACGGTGTAGTCAAGGGCTCGACCTTCCGTGCCCGCTGCCACCTGGTCCGTAACAACAGAGGGGATCGGCTCGCCAGGGCCGAAGAATTCCGCCTTTCCGGTGAAGGCGTACTTTACGCCTGCGACTATGCGGGAGATCAGGCCCTGCTCGATTGGAGTCTTTTTAGGATCAGCCATTTGAAACCTTTTCACGCGGAGGCGCAGGAGCACAGAGCTGTCTTAGAAGCCTCAGCTCTTCCATCACCGCATCATGTGTCTCCCTGGCGCGACGCTCGGAGTCGCGGCCCAAGAGATTTTGCCCGACCATGAGCAGCGGCAGCGACCAGAGCTGGATCGTGTTCGACCAATACAAAAGATGTTCCTCGGCTTTGGGCCATAAAAGCGGCGCGAAGCCATACAGGAAAAAGATATAGGTCACCCACATCGTGCCGAATATCTTCGTGCCGTTGATGGCGAGAAATTCGTTGAAGCGGGATATCTTAGCTCGCATTCAGTAGCTCCTGCTGCTTGCGGTACAGCTCCCCGTAATAGTCCAGAAGCCCGGTGTCGGCCGGCGCGGCCGCCGCGTGGATCGCCAGGGCCAGAGCCCAGAACCTGTCCGAGTGACCGTTTTCGCCCCGGTCCGCGTCGAACCTGATATTGCCCGCAGCGGTGGTCGTCTTCTTTATGGCCCGCAGGTCGCTTCGGATATTGTTGCTTTGCGGGATCTTGATGTTCAGGTCCTCGAAGGCCGCGCGAAGCGGGTAGGCCAGGGCCTCTTTTACCGTTCCGGTGAAGCGAACGCCCTCGGCCTTGTCGGGGTATTTCTTCTCGGCCCGCTCGGCGAGTTGCATGCCCAAACCGCTCGAATCGATGCAGCACCGCCTCATGGTCGGAAGGTCCAAGAATGAATAGAGCACGCGCTCCTGATCGCTGAACGGCGTCCCTTTCATCTCGATGAGCTTGCGGCTAAAAAAGCGCTGGCTTATGCGCTCAAGAATCCAGAGCACGGACAGGTCGTGGTTTCTGCCGACATCGTAGCCTGCGAAGAGGTCCCCCACCGGCCGGCCTTCCGGCATGACTCCGTTGTCGCTCATTTCCCACTGATCGGTGATCGAGTACTCGCACCTGGCGATCTGGTCGTAGGTTAAAAAGGCCCCTTCATCGTCTGCCGGGACGCACATATATTCCTGGAGAAACTGCTCCTGGTCTGCGCAGCCGTGGCGGATGAAGTCGAAATATGCCGCTTCGTCCATCGCCATGATTGGAGAATCGTTCGGGATATTTTGCTGCAATTTGTAGAGGAAGCCCTGGTCAAGCGCGTCCTGAAGCGTTACCCGGTGCAGGCTGAAGCCCTTCGGATTTCCTTTGTGCTTGGCTTCGTCGACCAGCTCGTTAAAGAAATTGGCGCTTCCGCGATGGGTCGAGATGATCTCCATCTGACCGCCCCAGGTGATGCCGGGATAGGCAATCGAATAGAGTTTTCGAGGGTCCGGATGAAGGGCGAACTCATCAAGAATTCTTCCGCCTTTTTTGCCCGCCTGGGCATCGGGGTTGCTCGACATAGAGTGGATGCGCCTGCTGTTTGCAAAACTCAAAACATAGGCGCTGATCTTCTTTTCGGCATCGATCACCACAAGACCCAGATCTTTGGCCGCCGCATTCAAAATGCCCGCGAACCGCTTGCAGTCTTCGAGAAACAGGCGCGCCTGAATGTCGTCTCGGGACGATACCCACTGATCGTTGCGGGCTTCCCTGGGCGCAGTGCGCTCGACCGCCGCATCCGCCGTGGAAAAGGACAGTCCAATCTGCCTGCCTTTTTCCATAAGCTTCAGGCGGCTTTCGTCCGTTATCCAGGCCTCCTGGTAGGGCAGGAAGAACCGGTCCGGATTTGGAGGCGCGTTTTTGGCGTTCCCGGCCGCTTTCACAGAAATTGCTCCCTCAGCTTGCGGATCTGCTCCGCGTCGGGAATGTTCTTGTCATCGGCCGCTGTCGCTGTCGCACTCGGCGCCGATTCAGGCTGCGGCGGCTTCGTCGCCATCGCCCTGACCAGTTTCGCCAGATCGATCTTTGCGATGCCGACCGAGCCGTCCACAACGCCCGTTGCGGCTGTAGCGATCACCAGGTTGACGAGCCCTTCAAGGGCTTCTTTTTGCGGCTTCGATGCGCATTCGGCTATAATCTGGGTCAGTCCCTCATTGACTTCCAGCAAACGGCGCTGCATTCGAACCGCCCGGTAATAGCCCGCAACTCCTTCGTGGCTTAGGCTATGGCCGCGAGATTTGACCAGCGCGGAGGCCTCTGTCAGAGTGAGCGTCTGGGCGTCCAGGCCCTCGACGATCTCATCCTGCAGATCCTCGGGCAGCGATAAAAAGGCGAATCTCGCCTTTTTGCGCGCCGAGAGCATTAGTTCCCTGTGGTTCACAGGCCGTATCTTTCTTTGATGCGAGCCATCGCAGGCAGAGTCTCTTTCTGGAGCTTCGCCGCCGCTTGAACGAGTTGAGCCGAGAGAAATATCACCCGAGCCGAATCGATGATTTCAAGTGGGTGAAAGATCGCGATGGCATCCGAGAGCGCTTCTCTTGCTTCCTCTCCAGTCATCCTCAGCCGCTCGGCCTCCAGCCGAAGCTCCTCTAATTCGCCCCTGGCCTTTACTTTTTCCATGTCCACAGGCTTTCTCCTCTACTGTTTTTTGCGCATCTGAGGGCAGAACTGGTTGCTCTCGATCATGTCGCGTACCGTCGTTAGGGTTTGTGTGTTCAAAACCACCGTGGCCTGGAAGCCTTCAGCTATCTTTTGCCAGGACTCGCAGAGGTGTACGTTATTCTGGTAAAGTTCGATGGCTTGCCTTTGATGCTCGCCGTAGCGCTGCAGAACGGCCTGCATGTCCGTGCGATACATTTCGATCAGCTTCGCCTGCTTATGACGATCATGAAGCCACGACGCGACGAAGAGTATGGTCAGGACACCTACAAGGCCGGTCGGCTGCTGGCTTCCGAGTAAAGAGGCAGTCGCCTGGATGACTGTTTCCATCATCCGGCTCCTACCTGTGTAAGATCAGTTGGGCTCTGTTCTGCCACGACTGCGACCGGCTGCGCCGCTGCTACGGGAGCAGGGGGCGCCGGAGCGGTATCGGCTGCCGCAGGGGCGTCCTGGGGCGCAGGCTGCGCTACTGCTGCCGGAGCAAGCTTCTCAATGATTGGCATTGCCGCTTCCTCCGCCTCTGCCTCCACGTGCCCAAGCAGCAGGCGCTGCGGGAGTGAGTAGCTTTTGAGAACGGCCTGAAACCCTGCCCGCAAAAAAATTATGACGAATTCAGGAACGGAGTTGGGTCTGACCGATTTCAGCAACCCGAGGCCGTCTGAAAAAAGGCCGTAGATTATGGCCAGGATAAGCCCTGTCTTAAGTCCGCCTGCAGCCGGACTCGTTATCTGCAAATCATCCGCCCAGGCATAAAGGTTCAAGAAAAAGAGAATTGCTGCCGCCGAAAAGCAAATAAGCGCAACGATCAAAGAGCCTGTCAATCTAGGCGCTTTCATTTTGAAGCCTCCTTTTTCCCAGCGTAAAAAGCAGTCCTTCCCCAGTCGGAAACGGCCATGTAATAGTCAACAGCCGCTCCACGACAGGCGACTCGCTCGGCGCGGTCAACTATGCCGGTTTTTGCGCAGTGCTCATCCACCAGGACAAGCAGGTTGAACAAGAAGCACCGGTCAGCTAAGCGCTTGTCAGTCTCGTCTTCGCCAAATGCATAGCAGCAATCATGGCCGTCGCACGCGGGCCTGAAATCCACGCCGAGGATCTTGTCCGGGATAAGCTTTACCTTCATGCTTTCGGGGCCGCATCCGTTTGAGAGATCCGCGACCTGCTCGGGGGTGAGATCCGCCACGACTTTAGGCAGTACCAGGCCGTCTTGCCGCCGGCAGATTTCATCGAAAACTTTGCTCATTAGAACCTCCATGCCCAGTGGAACCGGATGGTCCGGTTCCCTTTATCCCTGGCCAAGCTCCCCGTCAGGCCTTTATCGTCTCCCGGAGCATCGACCGTGCATTCGTAGGCGAATCCGCCAGGGCTTTCCACGTCCATCCTGGTCCACCCCGGCGGAAGATCGTCCTCATATTCGTTATTCTCGGTCTGTATGGACGCCAGATCGCTCAATCGCTTGTATCCCGGCGTCGGAAGCCTGCAGACGGTCTCTCGGCTTATTTCGCCGGGGTCGAAACAGTAGGGACCGCACTGGTCCCTCCGCTCCCGGACGTAGCGCTTATTGGATTGCCGTTTTGGTCAACAAAGGGCTTTGCCCCGTTGACTTCGTTATAAGTCGACCAGGCCTCATATAAGGCGGTCTTGGCGGCGTCCAGCAAGGACCCGTTTGCCGTCGATGGATCGGTCTTGTATGCGACAAGGGCTGCGTCGGCCTTGGGCAGAGCAACGGCAGCCGCTGCGTTGGCCTTTTGATAGAGAGCGCAGGTATTTGCGTCTAACTGCCCGGCTGCACAGGCAATCGGCATCACCAAAGCAGCCGCCTTGTCCAGAGTTTCAACGGCTGTTACGGCCCCTTCGGCCACTGTCACCGTATCATCTTGGAGTTGTTGCTCGGGCACTCCGGTCATGTTTGATACAAAGGCGCAGCCGCCAATGAGACAGCCGATTGCTGCAAAGAGGATCATGATTGCGAAGATGCTTTTAGCCTTTGAGATTTTCATGGTGTTCCTTTCTATGCGTTGGTCTCGTCGTCTTTGACTCGGTCCAGCCACACTTTCAGAAACTTGGGCTGATGCAGATTCAGATAAAATTGGTCGGCCGCTTTTACGATCTGCGCCTTCAGTTGATCCGGATCGGCGGCATTGATCGCCGCCAACGTCTTTGGCCCGACTCGGCCATCGACGGCCAGGTCGTTGCCGAGAGCGTTAAGTGCATGCTGCACGATTTGGAAATCATGTCCCGGACCCATATTGACGAGAAGATCACCGACGAAGTCGGCAATGTGCTGGTTATTGATTTCGGCGAGCTGGTACGGCGTCCAGAAATCGTCCGTATAGATTCGCCTGGCCTGATCGAGGGTCAGGTTCTTGATGTCGAGGTCGGGATACTCGGCCTTCGATATGCCGAATTTAGTCTCGCCGCCGTGGTCTCCCGGCACGTTGGAATAGTCGATTTCGTGGGGAGTGCCCCACCCTATGACCTCGTGGCGCATAATCAGATCGAAGAAGGGTCCGAAATCAGCCATCGCTTTCCTCCATGAGACTAGTAGTCCGCCAGAATCCTCTGCACTTCAGCGCCGTCGCCATACAGAAGAGCCTGCTTGTTGTTCGCCACGGCAACACCGGTGCTCGCTGTGTATTTAAAGGTGACGGCATAGCCCGAGGTGTTTTTGACGTGGAAAACCTTTACAAAACCGGCCGGCACTACCGCGTTCGCGGCGGCAGATGCGTCTGTGGCCAGGAGGTCGCCGGCCCGGCCTTCGGCCGCTGAAAGCGTCCAATCGGCATGGGCCGCGCCATAGTCATGGGTAACGGAAGTCAGATTGCCGAAGGCGAAAGCCGTAACTGTCGCTGCGGCCGGGGTTGTGCCGCCGATCACGCTGTTGTCAATCGTGGCGCCCGAGATCGCCGAAGTGGTCACGGCCTCGGCTATGAAGTCGGTTCCGTTTCCGATGATCGGCGCTACGGCGTTATTGGCTACCGCTACGCCGCTCCCTCCGCTCGCCTTTATGGTGATCGCATAGCCCGAAGTATTCAGCACCCGGTATTCCTGACCCAAGGTCGGGGCGGCGATTACATTGGCCGCCTGAGAGGCGTTTGTGACCGAGAGTATCTGCGCGCAGGATTCTGATGCGCTGAGGGTGTGGTCCGCATGGGCGCCCAGAAAGTTGATGTTTGCAACCGGCTCGGAGCTGGAAAGAAGTATGAAGCCCGCGTTCACAAAGCCCCGGACCAGATTGGAGTCCGTCACCAGGACCATGCGGTTTGAATCCGGCGTCCAGGCGGTTCCAGTCTGGTCGAGAAATGTGCCGGTGCCGGCGGGCGCATAGAAAACGTAGCTCGCGGCTGAAGACTGCGCTGCGGAGCCAAAGAGAAGGCAGCCGATGACGGAGAGGATAAAACAGAAACCGAGGGTTTTTGACTTAAGCAATTTCATTTGGGCTTCTCCTTCTGAAGTATGGTTGGCGGCCCCGGCTGAGGGGCGGCCCTGGCGGTCGGGCCACCCCCGCCTTTGAGGGGGTACAATTCGGCGCAAGTGTCGCACACCGTTTTGTCAACACATGACAAAGCAAGGAAAAATTTTTTGCTGGTTGGCGATTTTTTTTGTGGAAGGAGATTAAAACTTTAAAATGTTTCGATTCCCACCGTCACGATCCCCCGCTCAATCGTTATGGGCATTATCCTGCTGTATGAATCGACCCATCTATAAGCCGTGCTTAGACTCATGCCGCATTCATCGGCCAGGTCCTGCATGCTGATTCTCTTGCGAGTCATTAAGGTCGCTTGGACTGCCATGCAGTTGTCCCTCATCCTGTCCTTGTATCTGTTCCCCTTTTCCGCCATTTGTCCCCCTCCCCAGGCGTCCGCTACTTTCCACTCCCCCCGGAGTCCCATCTCGTCGAGCAATCGCTCCTTACCGAACCGGAGCCAACCGCATCGCCGGGTTGAAATATTTGCAGGCCGGCCAATTCCCATTGTGCGGCCTCGCCTTACGACTTTGGCCGCCCGTCCTGCGGTTTTGAAGATTCCGTTTAATGCAGACACTATAGCCGTGAACGTAACTGAAGCATTCATCGCAGGTCCTCCCCTCGGGACCGTGTCCGAACGCGAGCATCGGATTCGCCGCCGCTTTAGCCTTCATGCTCCTCACCCCCTTCTCCTCACTCCTCACCCTTCGCTGCCTTTCATTCCCGCTCACCTTCCTCCGAGGTTCCCTTGAGGCCGGCAGCCAGCCTTTCGGCCAGTTCACCGACTGACGCGACTTTTTCTGTCCAGCCGTCCCGGCAGCCGAGCGCATGGTTGCCGCTGACCGGCCTGTTTTTAGTCCTGCAGCCCTTCGGGGGCTGGAAGTACCCGCATGTGTAACAGCTTTTGCGCCGAGGACCTGGGCCGGGAAGAAGCTCTTCCGTAAATTCGACCCGCCTTCCGCCCGCTGCCTCCGATGCCCTTATCCTCGCTTCGTGCTCACGTTCGCCTTGTGACGCCAATGCTGCCGCCATTTCCCATGCGGTACGTCTCAGGTAATTATGATTCGTGAGCGCCTTTGGCCTCCGTTCAATGACCGCATCCAGCGCCTGCTCCCAAAGCCCGACCGGCGCGGGCCTCGTCTCGCACCCGTCCCAATGGATCGTGCCGCTCTGCACCAGACCGCGCAGCTCGATTAGGATCTTGAGCGCCTTCGACGGCTTCAAGGCTCGCTTACCCGTTCGCCAAAGGCCCATATACGATAGCGCTCGCGTCTGAAGCTGAGCCGGCATCGCGGGAAGCATCGCGATCAGCTCGCGCCAGTCGCGGTCATTTGCCCACGCCTCAAGGCTTGCCGCCGCGCCGCATGATGGACAGGTGAGGATCATCGTCTTGAGTTCCAACAAGTGACGGCATCTTCGCGAGTCATGGCCTGCGGCCCTATCGCCCCGCAATTTTCACAGCACATCGCGAAAGTTTCCGTGGTGATATCGTCTGTCTCACAACCGTCAGCCCCGCAAAACGGACAGTTTTTAGTCTCCATCGTTTCCCTCCCTCATGAGAAACGCATGTGCATCGTCGCAGGCCTGCTCGTAACCGCTCCCAATCCTCCGGTAGAGCGCCCGCTGCAGTTCGAGCGGAAGCTTCTTCCAGCACGTCCAGCAAAAGGATTTGCCGGGCTGCTTCCTGGCCCCGCACATGCAGCCGTCACTTTTCAGCTCATTGAAATAAAATTTGAAATCAGCCAAGAGCTACCCCCCCCCCGCGTCACAAATTGGATGCATCGCTGCCCGAGCTGCTCCAGCCGTTCGCGCTCCAAACGCCAGGGCGTGCTGAAATAGCCGCACGCAGGCCACATCTCGTGGGTCACGAATGCCATGCGAATGCCATCAATAGGCTTGCAGTGCAGCTCCCCCTCGTATCCGTCCCTGGGCCGCTTCGCCCATACACAATCTCCACAAAACTTTCCGCTCGGCTCCCTGCCGTGACGCCGCCGCATCCCGTCGTAATCCATCACTTCCCTCCGCTGAATATCTCGTAGGAGTACTCCTCCTTGCGTTTACGCTCAGTGCCGATCTCGATCAGCCGCTCGTCGGTCCAGTCCTCCAGGAGATCCCAATTCACCGATCTGGTCACAATGATCGCCTCATCAGCTCCGGTCTCCTCTAGACGCCGCAGAACGTCCTTTGTGCGCTTGACGCGCTCCAGTATGGCAAAAAGGAGGGCTCCGCATTTCAGGTCCACACGGTCGCTTTCGGCAAAAAACTCATCCCGGTTGGCCTTCATGAGCTTTTTAAGGCGCTTCTCAATTATCCCCAGATCCTCCGACTTCTGCCGGATGGCGACCTTGTAGGGCGCCCCCAGCGCACTGACTTTCTCGGAGTACTCGGCGTTCAGCTTGTCGATCTTTCCCTGCTCGTCTTTCAGCAAAGACAACAATTCATCAGCCTTCGCGTGCGCCTCTGTTCGATATTCAATCTTCTTTGCCGTTACCGCCATTCGCCTTTCCCTCCGCCTTCTCCCTGATGATCGAGATTTCCCTGTTATTTTTGACCAGGTGGGCCTTGAGCCTTTTCAGACTTGGCCATAGGCACGAGTACCAGATGAAGCTCGCGTCAGGATCGGCCAGCTTGCCCAACGCTTTCTCGACCACGTCCCGAATGTGCTTCGGCCGTTTCGCCCGATTAGCTTTTATGGCTGCGCGCATCATTGGCTTGTAGTAATATGCTTTCATGGGGCACAGAAAACGCTTGCGCTCCTCGCAGTCTTTCGTTGCCCATTCACCCCTGAATACGCCGTTTACGTAGATGACGAGACAGTCGCGCATCTCGGTCCGCCGAGCACGGTAGATCCCCAGTTGGTAACCGTCGCAATTCAGATGGGCTCCGTCACCTGGCCATGAGAGCTTTTTCTCGATTGTCGCCCAGTCTTCTTTGGTCATGAGTTTGCGAATCCTTCCTCCGCTATCAGGTCTCTAAGTTTAAAATGCAGCCGCTTCCACTCGGATTCGGTTATCAGCCCTTGCATCAGGCCCATCAGAGCGCGTGCCCTTGCTGCATCGCAAGTCATGTACAGACGTCGCTGGATCGCATCTCCATTGTTCCGAAACGCGGTTGTCGCATAAAGGGCATATCCTCCGACGACAGTCCGATGTTCCCCACCTCCATGCCAATGCCAGCCCAATGGGAACATGTATTCGATTGCTTCTCTCACAGCCTTGGGCAATGACCTAAGCTTTGTGCTCATTGCTCACCCCCCCCGTCCCTCGCCAGCGCGATCGATATCTGCCCAAGCAGCGCGGGGAGGGCCATCTTGCGCAGGGTAGCTTCCATGACCAGACCCTTGAGACTTTTCGCGCGCAATCGCTGACAGTAATCCTCCAGGTCGGACCCGGCACTCGCGAGGTAATAGCCCCCACCGTTCTGGTCAGACACGGAGCAGATGGGGACGCCCTCTTGCCTCAGCCCGGTGACCAACTTCCGCAGCCGGCGCGTTCCGTTTATCTTGTCGTCTATGGGACTGTCGAACACCGCCAGGTGCAACGCGGGCATCGAAATGGCCCGCGCTCGCCCGTGGTGACTCGAAAGCGTTTTGAGAAGCTTGTTTTCTTCCCTGTCGCTCACTGAAACCTCCTTAGAAAATGGCGTAGGTTTGTCCGACCAGCCTGGGCGGTATAAGAATTACGGCCGATGGCGGCTCCTCTCCGAACTGCGCGCCGCCGCCGGCAGCCAGCGCCTGCGCGTACATCTCGTAGCATTCGGCGCATTCCAAGTACTGCTCGAAGCCGACGCGGGTCAGTTCACGGATGCGCAGCCGCATAAACCTCTCCGCCATGAGATCGAGATATTCGTCCGTCATGACCCGATGCTCCGGCGTCACACCGACGCGCATGAGCCGCATTCGCTCCAGAAATTTATCTTTCGTCATCCCTTTCCCCCTCCTTTTTGCCTTTGCGTTTCTGATAGATCGACAGCGCCGCCACTACTCTCCAGAGCTGGTCAGCGTTGCACCAGTCGACGCACTGGACTCCAAACATTCTCCGCGCGATCCCATCGGCGTACTCTTCCGTGAGTCCGGTATCGGCCAGGATCGCCGAGACCTTCCCGAGCAGCGGCCCTCTGTCCGCTGCCGGCTTCGGTCGCCTCTTGCGAGGAACCTGCTTGGCTTTCGGCGCAAAGCCGCCTGCCTTAAACCTTCGCATCACCTCATCGAATTGTGCGTGATTGAGCTGCGTGGATGATTCGACGCCCACACTGGCCAGCACCGCCCGGTAATCCTCGTCGGTCAGCCCGAGCTGGCTTTTGGCCACGTGGATCAAGGCCTTTTCTTTGTTCCCGATAAGCGAGGGTCTTTTATTCACATGCAGTTCCCCGCACGCCGTATTTATCGTCCATATCCGGCGTAATAACCGTTACCGCCGTACCGCTGCGGTCGTCTACGAGCAGGATCACGCCCGCAGCATGACACCAGTAATGAGACAGCTCGGGGTGCCTGACCATGACGCCGTCGGCGACACGCTCCCAGAGGATTCTCTGCTTTACTATCCTCAGGCTGCGCGCCAGGATGCCATTGACCTCCTCCAAGGAGGGTAGGCTCTTTTTTCGCTCCGCCCATCGCGCTACGAAGTGACGGCTAAACCTGAGCACTTTCGCCATAGGTCTCTCCGAGCCCCTTCAGGATCTCATTGCACAGTGTCATCGCCTCAAGGCGCTCATCTACGAACCGGACGAGCCCCTGGCAGACCAATTTGTTCAATCGGACCGCCGCTACCACGAGCGGATCAGGTGAGTACTCCTGGGCCTTGGGCAGATCGATCTGCTTGGAGGCCTCCGCCGTCAGACGCCAAATCCTGACCCGCGCACCCGATATAGTCTCGACTCCATACCGTTTGATGAACCCCTGCGCCCTGTAAACCCGGAGGCGATTGTAGACGTAGCTGATGGTCGTCCCGGCCTGCTGGGCGATGTCCCCGGCCGACCAGCTCGGATTTATCCGCATAGCGTGCCAGATCCGCTCCTCAAGTGGCGCTTCCCGGCTCGGTCGCTGCGCGGCTATCCATTCATAGGTAGCTTGCGCTACTCTCCGCAGCCGATTCCCTCGCAGAAGCGTGTCAATGGCCGTGTCGAGTTCCCGGACCGATAAGCCCATAGCCTCGCGCGCGGCTAGCCGCGTGAATGTCCCCGCAGTCGAGGCGTAGGCCCGCAACGTCTCGGTGCTCCGGTTCTGAGGTCGGCCGCCTTTGCGTTTAAGCGTTTCCATTGGGGCCGCTCCTTCGCGCCGGTTTCGGTCCAAGGCGTCTCGCCGGAAGAGCTTCGACCATCTTGATTCCGACCTGTTTTGAGCTGGTGCCGCGCGCCATCTGCTCCAAGCCCTGCACGTCCGTCCACACCAGGCGAAAATCGCCTGATGACCTGGCGGCGATCCGGCCGGCAGCCTCGGGATCGATCCTGAGATCGGCGGTTTTCAATCCAAAAAGAATGATGTCTTCGACAGTTATGGGCTTGAATTCGACCGTTTGCGTGACTCTGGACCAGAGCCGGCGGCGAGCCGAAAGGACAGGGAAAAGGTGCTCCTCGCCGATCAGAATAACAGGTACGCCCGTTACATCGTGAATGTCTCTGAAGTGCTCGACCAGGCCAACGGAAAGGCGGTCCGCCTCATCGACCAAAACGGTTTTCTGCTGGCGATCCAGTTCCTCGCAGGCGATTCTTTTGCACCGCTCCGTTGAGAACGGCTCAGATCCATTCAGCTCGCGGCAGAGTGTCGCAAGCATTGCCCGAGGCGTCCAGTCCTCCATCACCCGCAGGTAGACGGCACTGGTCCGCACCGCATATTCACGCGCGCAAAAGGTCTTGCCCCGCCCGGCTTGCCCCCAGACAACGCCGATACCCGGCTTCCCGCGCTCGGTGTCCTCCAAGATCCATGCGGCCTGGCGAAAGGCCTGCACATTTTGGGTTTCAAGAAAAACCTGCTTCATCGATTGTTCCCCCCTCGAAATTGTGGAAAAATGGAACTGAATTAGCGGCGCCGGTAGACGACGATCCGCTCGTATCCCAAATTACGAATGACCTTCCCTCCTACACCACGCCTGCCCAGGAGCACATCGCCGAGAGTGGAGGTGGATACTCCAAGCTCGGTCGCGACCGCCGTCTGCGTGCCCATGCGCTCGACCATTTCGGTGATTTTGTCCCTTAAGTCGTGTTCGGTTGCCACATCTCCGGCCAGCAGTTCGCGGGCGCGTTCCGTTGGCTTTATTTCGATTTTGCCCGTTTTTATGGTGTTCAGCGGATTGCCGGATTTATCGAGATATCCAGTAAGTTCCTCCGGAGTTTCCGCCCGGACATGGAAGGTGACCGTGCTCCCGGCCGGAGAGAAATTAACAGCGTCCGGTTTTTCAAGGCCGAGCGCTTGCCTGTATTTCTTTTTGATTAGGGACCGAAATGTCTGCGTGCCTTCTCCCATCTGCTACCCCCCTAGATCCTGGTACCGCTATTGATGCTCACGCATGCCGCCGGATCTACTCCCATTGACTTGAATAAAGCGGCCACTTCACTCTTGTTATAATTCCCGCTTTCTGCCATCATCTTGCTGCCTAGTGACCGAAATTCCTCAATGCTTCCGGAGAGATCGCATGGGTCGTAAAAAATCGTCACCACCGCCATTACCAAATCACCCCCTTTCCGCTGAGTATGTAGACTCTCCATACGGGAGGGTCTGTACCAAGACGAAATTGCACTGTATGAGATGCGGCCGGAATTACGATATCGCCGCTCCCCCTGAGTTCCTCAATGCCGTCAGCTCCAAAGACCTGGCAGGCGACGCTCTTGTGATGTTTGTCGCCGAAGAATTGGGATGGCCCATAAAAGTTGTTAAGAGAAACGGCGTCACTCCTGCCCTTTATTCCGTCTGTCCCGATTGCGTCGAAAAAGACTTCCAGGAGTACATAAGAAACCGCTAACTTTTGTGCGTTCACTCTTGGCCCTCGCCGTAGATCAGCTTAAGGTCGTCGTAGCGCTGCCTGTATTCCTCGAACTCCGATGTTGATTCGAACCAGGCCATGAACGCTTCTTCCTCGCAGGTCAACTCGCTCCGGTGTTCATGCCTGGCGCGCCAGCACCAATCGTAGCGCTCGGCCGGAGGCCCAAAAATCTCCGGCCGTTCGAGCACGATCCCTCGCTCGGTTTGTTGCCGGATCTCATTTTCCGCCCGGCTGACCACCAGCTCCAGTCTCGCGCACTCCGCCTGGTCGACTTGTTGCGTCTTCGCGTCCTCGCGTTGCCGCGCCTCTGTCCCCTTGCCGCCTGGCAGCACGGCCACCTTTTCACGCCAGGGCAGCCCAGAAAGGCCGTCAACCTGCCCATCCGTGGCGCCGAGTTCGATCAGATTCTCCCTGGTCTGCTTCGCCAGGCGGCGCTGCCGCTCCATTGCCGCCCGGACCTGGTCGACTCCCACCTGATCGCCGAGCTGCTTGGCGATAGGATTGAGGGCAAGAACCGGCAGTCCCTCGCCAAGGTGTTCGCCGGAAAGGGTATAGAACCAGACGCGGGATAGGTCCGCGCAGTCGTACCTGACGATTACGCTGTCGCCGTATCCGTGCAGGCAGTCCGATTCGTAATCGATGTTGAAAAGGGTCACCCGACACCTGATGGGCTTGGCTTTTTTGGACCAGAGGAATTGCTCGTTCAGCTCGGATATGTCCAATCCCGGACCCCGGCCTGCGGCAAATACCTCGGACGGCTTTTGCCAGCGGATACCCGAGTGCTCCTGTTGGCCGTACCATTGGATATAGAGATTTATCAGCCAAGCGGCTTCCCGGATGTCCGGGACCCATCCGCCGGTGCGCTTTGCGTGCTGAGAGCGGTGGAACTTCTCGTTTCTGGATCGCCAGGGTGGCTTGTCGGAAATCGACGCGCCGGTGTAGGAGCTGATTAGGCGCTCCAGTTGCTCGTTCAGGGTCTCAAAGAAGCGCTCGATAATTTTTGCGCGGGCATTATAGGGCTGCGCGAACATCGTCGCGATGCCGAGCCTGGCGTAGAGGCCGGATAACTCGGTTAGGTCGGGGTCTGACTCGGTAAAGACCTTCGCCTTGAATGCGCGGCCGTTATCCAGATAGACGATCTGCGGAAGTTTCCCTAGATTCACGAGGGCGTTGCGGAGCGCGGCTTGGATCACTACCGTGCTTTCAGACGGCATGATTTGCCACCCCACCGGCAGTCTGGATGCCCAGTCGAAAAACATCACGAGTTTTAGTCGCGCAGGGCGTCCCGTAACCGGATGGAGGATTTCGAAGTTGAGGTCGTGTCCATCCGCTATCAACACCTGCCCGACTTCGAGCATCGAATCGTCGCGGCTGATGTAGGGGCCGATCTTATCCCTGTAAGCTTTTTCGCCCTGGCGAGCCAGCACTATTATATGTTGAGATCTTTTCGACCAGTCGTCGAGCCATCTGCGCCAGGTGCGGTCATCTGATTCTTCGAGGAAGCCGCTCCGCTCCAGCGTCATCCTGGCCGCCCGGATCGCAAGCGACACCGTCGGCTGTTCGGGCCGGAGCCAACAGCGCAAAAACGTCTCTTTGGCCTCGTTTGACAAAGACCGAGGGCGCCAAAGAGTTGTGCCGTGCTTTCTCCAGCCGCCCCGGCCGTCGCAGAGGACCCGGTAGTCCTCATTTCCGTTGTTGTTCGCGCGGCTCTCTCTCAGGCGCTTGACCATGTCCCGGAGTGTGCTCTCTGCGATCTCGCCGACCTGGGCAAAAACGGAGGGCAGCACCCGCCCGGAGTTGTACGCCAGGAGGAAGGATTCGGTTGCTTCCACCTTCCGTCCGTGCGGCTGGGTGTCCAAGAGATCGCGCCATGCACGGACCAGGTTGTACTTGGCAAGGCCGCTCCTGTCGGAGCGCTCCGGCACGATGATCTGTTTGTTTGTGTTTGTTAAAGTCGCCGGCAAACCGCAACTTGCCGTTTTTTGCAAGCCGACATCATGCTTGATGGGTGCGGGAGCGCCTCCGGGCTGCGCAATCTTCATTCCTGAAGAATCAAGTTTTATGCGCAGCCAGTATTTGGAGATTTTGTCCTGCCATTCCTTCGGTAGGCTTACAAACGAATAAACCTTGACCACGCCGCCGCCCTTGGGGTTGGGCTGTTCGCAAAAGGACAGCTTCTTTTCCCGTGCTGCCTTTTGAATGTTCCGCTTGGTCATGCCGAGGATTCTGCTGAGATCTTGAGCGGTATAGTGCTCCTTCATTGGGGGCTCTCCTGCCATGTAATCTCATGGGAATCGTCATCCTTGGCGTCCAGGAGGTCCACTGGGAAGCCGTGGCGAGCAAGGGCAGCCTTTACGGCCTCATTTTTGCGTGTGCCGGCCAAGATCATGCAGACGAGCTGGTGAGACACGTTGGCTTCTTTGGCGATCTGACGCTGAGTGACCTTCCGGCCCTGCGCCTCGGCCGCCAGGAACCACTGCTTGATTTTGATTCTTCGATTCATAGACCTATCTCCTGGGCAAGCCTGCGAGTTTCGCGCGTGATCTTTCTTTTTTCTATCTCGGCCCTCGCCCATTTGAGGTAGGCCAGGTCCGGACCAGACACCAACTCCGCGCCTTGAGGCATTAAAGCTTGAAGTGGCAGAAGCGATCCGGTTACGCGGCAAAAGATGGGAATTAAACGAAGGGGAATAATGTGATTTCGGGCGCCTCTTGCCGCCCATTTATCCAGGATGGCTTCAGTGACCAACTTGCCCCCGCCGTTCATGTGAGCGGCAACGGCCAGAGTGTTGATGTCTTCTGCGACCTGCGGCCTAGACAAGTTGCAGCCTCGAAGGGCCTCTTG